TCTTTAGCTCGTCCTCAAACTTGTCCTTTTTAGCGACAATCTCTACTTCAATCTTTTTAGTTGGATCTAGCAATGTCTTTCTCTAGCCTAACCGTCCCTAGTCGTCTTTAAACCTTAGTGGGTAAAAGTGCTTGTTGTTTGGGTCGTTGAGACCCTGGTCTATGGCTTGTTGCGCTACTGAGTCTGCCGTTCCCTTTAGAGTTGCCGGGGGCTTCACAAGGTGCCCGTGCCGGGTTCTACCATGCTTTCTAAGGTTGTTGAGCTTAGTTCTTTGCTCATCATTAAGAGCTTCCATGTAATCTGGAATCTCTCCATTAGCCAACTGGGTTTCCCATTTGTCGATAAGAGGATCTCCCGTATCTTCAAACTGTACCGTACCGTCTTCTTTAGTGGAGGCGGCTAGTGGGTTATCACGATAGTAGTCTTCCCAGAACTCAGACAACAGGTCTACTATTGTGCTGCTCTGGAACAGATCATGGTTCGAGGGCAGCTTGTACTTGTCCGACCACCACCGGCTGAGTACTTCCAGCAGGGTTGGCTTGTTCTTGCGCCGACGCGCTATCTTCTTGGCCGCTGACTCCAGACTCTGCTCCTCCAGAAGCTTGCCCTCGTCCGAGAAACGTATTCTCGAAAGAGATCACCTCCGAATAAACGGCTGTAAGCACTGTGGGGTCTGTGATGTCATCCAGGTTCCACCAGTCTGGAGCGGCAGTAAGAGCCAGCTCCATATGGGCTACCATAGAGTTGAGTTCATCTGTGGCCGCATCAATGCCTTGTCCCGGCTTGGTGGAGTCGTAGTGCATGCCACCATTGAGCTGCACTTTGCGAACACCAACCTGCGAGAGGTCACGGATGCTTAGTTTCTTTGTCGTAAATGTTCCTGCATACCTGCGACGTTCGGATGGAACGTCTACGCTAAAGGTGTGCAGTAGGCTTGGATCTACCATTGTTATTTCCCCTTATAGAGAGAACGACCCATACCGCCCGACATGGGCGGCATAAGGATCTCTTTAAGAACTTGTAAGATGCGAGTCCTAACCCAGTTTATACTGGATTCTCGAACTCGTCAATCACGCGGATAGCTACGAACGGAACGTTTTCCTGGACGACGCCTCTTGCAGTGATGTCAAAGCTGTGACCGGAGCATCGAACGCCCTGGAACAACTGTACGGTGTTGGCGGTTACGCTATCCTGGATAGCGGCCTCTAGGTCACCCGAAGTGATGATATCACTCTGAACAGGCATAATGCCCTGGGCCTTGAGGGAGTCACCAACGACTCTAAAGATCTGAGCATTCAAACTGGTACGGTATGCGACTGGTACGTGTTCACGCACTTCGAGCAAGTTGAGCACATCAATTGGCTCATAGTCGATCATTTCCTCACCGGAAACTCCGCCTGCAAAACCTACAGCTGCGCCATTGACCAGGAATATGGCTCTAGCTCCTGAAAATGTTTGTGACGCCATTATAAACTCCTAATATACTATAGCACTCTTTTAGAGCGGAATCGAGAAAAAGTAAACCCAGGGGCCTTTCGGAGGGGACGACGATCAGCCCCCAGGTCCACTAAAGATTACTTATGAAGGCACCGTAAGGGCTTCAATAACCGTCTGCAGCTGGTCAATGAGATGAGCCAGATATGCGTTTTCGCCAGGCTGAGGACCAGCATGGGTCACAACCTTAGGAGCAGAGGTGCCACCAAAATCATTGACAGGAATGGTAAGAGCAAGAGCATCGCCTGATGGGGCAGATGGCAGTGGACCACGAAGAGTGACAGAGTTCTCGTTGCTACTTACAACGAATCCTGCACCAACGCCGGTCACGGTTGCTCTATGGCCCTTGAACTGGTCAACGCGGTAGGTGCCTTCCGAGAGGAGAAGCACGGTATCCGTGGAGCCTGCTAGGGCGGTAAGACCTGCACGGCTGATAAGACGCTCTACAGGAGCGGAACCGTAAGCCTCTAGCGCTACCATCAAAGCGTTTATTGCGACTCTCTGGTCTGCGTAAGGATTACCAGGGGTCGCATCAGCGATTGACGTTCCCTTTCTAAGGTTGGCAACTACTGTTTCAGCCCGTGGGTTGGCAATCGTGTAGGTGTCGCCTACCGTAGTGGTTGCCGAGAATGCAGGGGCAACAGTAAGAGCGTCTGCGGTGTTAGAAATAACAGTCCTAGATTCTCCTACAATAGCGGCCTCAGTAGCGGTTACCATAGTAACTACGTTACCGATCTGCTCACTTATAACAAATGCGCTGGTATCGAGCACTGTAGTAGTTGAACCACCGGTTGTAGTTGTCAGGGGGGTTGTAAGCTCCGTAGCTTCGAAGAGAAGCTCGATTGCTGTTGCCAAGTCCGATGCGCGCATGTAATTCTGCGCAGCAGCGTGAACGTCACCCGCATAGGCACCTGGGTCGCCTGTATCGGTACCGGTTGTCAACGCATCTTTTAGTGCTGTGAGATAAGCACTAACGACTGTGTCTAAAGTGATAGCCATTTTAATTACTCCTTAGTATCTTTCAATCAAAAAGCTGCTTTACGACGATTGCGTTGGCAACTGTAGGAAAATATCACTCAACTGGAAGTTAATCCCTGGGACAGGGAAGATACCAACGTTGATGCGAACGGTGTCACCGGATGATGTCACCTTTAGGTTGTGGTACGCCTTGACGGTCGAACCGGTTACTGGGTCAGTAGAATCAACGATAATGTCATCCTGACGAGCTGTCTCAAGGAAAGTGTTAGCTGCATCCTTCACGTTAGCGATAGTGGATGGAGCCGCCTTCTTACCTGTGAAGCGCTCTACAAGAGTCGTACGGAGCCCGTAAGCTACGTAACGAACCGCGTCCCGAACACTACCTTCGCTGTAGGCGAGGTTATCGTCTGCAACCCAAGTAGTGAGGTCTCGAACCCAGCGGGTTCCGACACCGTCAACGACCTCTGCGAACAGAAGACCGTTGATGATCATCTCATTTGCGTCCGTAAGGTCGTTTGGATCCCAGGAAGCGTCCTGAGTAAGACCGGAGATACGGATTAGCTTGTGAGTTAGGGGCTCTGCGACTTCGGTAACACCGGAGCGCATCGAAGCTGCCATTACGGCGAGCATACGTGGACCGAACTCTTCGAGAGAGCCGAGGGAGTTCAGAACGGTTGGGTTCTGAGCTACAAGAGCAACGTCCTGGTCATTCAAAGCGTTAGCCTGGGCGATAACCTGGTCCTTAGTTCCCTGGAAGCCCATGAAGCCACCGCGCTCGCCAGCCTTATCCTGAGCGGTACCGCGAGCAATCGCGACGTGCTCAGCAAGCTGGGCTGCTACGGAAGCAACTGTTGCTGTGGAGCCGAAGCCCTCGTTTGTAAGGTCCTCGTCGATTAGAGGAACGACCGAGTTACAACGAAGCTTTAGAAGCTCGTCTAGGCCTGCCTGGAAGAACGCATTGGTTGAGTCACCGCGAGCACCACCTGTTAGGTAGAGAGGCTCAGCGATGTCTGCTGGAGGGCAGCATCCCGAAACGGTGCTTCCTGTCTCTGCCGAGCGCGATGCGCTAACAAAGGAGGAGAAGTCGTTCAAGTAATCTACAACAGCCATTGTGTTGCGGGTAGCACCCTCAACAGCCAAGTCTAGGGTAACCTGAGCGCTTGCAGCGGTAGGTGTACCATAGTCAAGGTCAGCTACCAAAGTGGTATCTGGGTTGACTCCCTGGCCAGCCTCTGCCTCGTAGTTTACGTCTGCATTGATTACAGCAAGCAACTGACGAAGAGTCTGACCGGTGGTGAAGGTAATAGCCAGTGGGGAAGCCGTGTTAGCGGTAGTAAGACCTGTTGCAACGCCTGCAGCTCCGCCAACCGTAAAGGTAGCGTTTGTTCCTCTGAAACTTACATCATCGAGGTCTGCTGGAGCAGCCGATAGTGCTGGGCTTAGAGTAATAACCGAAGTAGTATTGCTAACTACTTCAGTGTACTCACCGTTGATTAGAACCTGAGTTCCGGCGTACTCGTTAGCAGTCATAGCCGTGGTCATCTCAATGGAGCTAGCTGTGTGAGGAACTGTTGGGGCAGTCTTGGCAGTATCGGTAGTGGTCTGTCCTGCCTTGTAAAGAACCTTTAGCTGTACTTTGCCACCGAGGTCAGGGGATACTTCCTCTTCGCCTTCGAAGGTAACAGTTACAACCTTAGTGTCCGCGCCAGTACCGGTGGCCACATCAACAGTAATGTCGTTGGTGTGCTCGCCCCAGTCCTTAGAGGTAAGATCTACAGAGCTGCCAAGAATCTGAACGTAGCCGCCTGCTACGGTAGTAGCTGCGAGTGCTGGGCTAAACGTAAGAGTGGTGGTGTCATTATCAGTGATCTGGCGAAGAGTGGTTCCGCTAGCGTCCGTGTAGGACATCCAACGACCAATATGTTCGTCAGCAACCATAACCTCGTTTGCCAGAACGACTGTAAGAGTCGTGCCGCTAGCAGCGAAGTCCTGAACCTCTACCTGACCAACCTCCATAATGAGGTAAGCCTGCGTTGCAATTATTGTTATTGCGGTAAACGTAAGCTCCTTAGCGGTTGCGTCGTAAGCCGTAATTAGGACAGACTCGGCAGGGGCGGTACCTGGAGCAACTACAAGTCGCTTACCAACTAGACGGGGGTCGTCGTCCAAGGTGTAATCTGCAAGTCCTACGGTGTCAACAAGAGTAGTAGTAGTACCACTCTCTGCAGCGCTGTTTACAAGCACAGTTGATTCTGCTGGGAGACTCAAGCTGGAAGCTGTGGAATCGTTAGTCTTGTATACAAGCACGCGAGAAGCGCCGCCTGGAACGTCGGGGTCGTTCGAAGACTGGAAGGCAAGACCAAGGGCGTCCACGATTGGGCCGCTCTTGAAAAGCTCTCTAGCTCGTGCTGGATCGAAAAGGGTTACTAGTCCACCCTCGGCACCAGAAGCTCCGCCATCGGCTTCGCCTACGATACCAACGATGCTATTGTCGGAAAGGGTAACTTGCGCCAAGCCCGCTGCGTTAATCTTAGTGATTCCGCCAGGGGAGAAACGTGTAATACCATTGAAAGTTACTGATCTAGCCATGATAGCTTATCTCCTATTAATAGCCGGTGAAGCAAGCATCCCACTCAGATAGAGTGCGAGACTTCTTAGAGTTGGTGATAAATGCGCGAAGACCACCGCGATGGTGATTCTTTACGCCGCGACGAGATGCCCACTGCTCGAAACTGTATCGTTTCACAAAGGGGGCTGGGGCGGAGGCTGCCTTCTTAGGGGCTACCTTCTTTTTAGGGGCTGCCTTCTTAGGGGCTACCTTCTTTTCCACAGACTTGAACTCGCGCTCAAACTCTGGCTTATATTCTTTTTTAGTGTCTTCGGACATACACCAACCGCCTTATAGGGTAAAAGTGAAACCAGCGATGGTCTCACCATAAACTTCGTAGTTGAGCTGAATCTGACTAAAGACTTCTTGCTCTTCAAGGAAGCTAAACGGGGTAACAAACTGAAGGGTCATCATTCGTTGAAAGACCTCATCAGGTAGGAACTCAGTTCTGGGAGCGAAATCAGATCCGCCAATCTTTAAGTTGATTATTCCCTGGCTTTCCAGGAATGCTCGTTGCGACAAAAGGAGAGCCTTCATTGTCGCATATAGGTAAATAACCTCGTCCTGTTTTCCAGCTAACACATGCAAATTGTAGTTAGCCGCATAGTTCACACCTTTTCTAAGGTAGGAACCTTCGCTATCGTAGACCCTGCTAGGCTCGCCTGAGGCAAGCATGGGATCATCTGGTTTACGAATATCGACAACGCTTGTGTTGTCTAGGGCTGGGTTGAACGCACCGTCGATGTCAAGACCATCACTTCTAAGTCGAAGTATATTGTAAGTCTCGCCAGCACCAGTGCCCTCTACTACATATAGTATAAGGCATCCAACAGGATTTTCAAGGATATTCGACACCAAAGAAGTAATATCTTCGTCATCGTCAAACAGGATTGTGCCAGAACTGGTCTGAGACTGGACTCCGAGAGGCCCTGCCATCTTCACAGGAAGGCCGCTAGAACCGCTTGTAGAGGCACCGCTGCCCCCAAGGGTGTCATATGACAGCTCTGGGTCTGGGACGTATAGATCGCTGCGATCTCCCATAACGTCACCCAGGAAGGTCTCTGACTCGCTCTCGCCTCTGAGAAGTAATATCAAGGAGGGAAGGGTGGGCTCTTTACGAGGGTAGTTGATGGAGAAGTCGATAGGGGTCTCCAGAATGAAGCTCTTGATAGCATCGAGCTGATCCTGGTTCATATGACGGAAGATTGCGTCAAGGATACGACTGTCTTCTCGCATCGCTCTAAAGCCCGCTATAATGGCCTTCTGTAGTATTACCTCTGGGATTACACTCATAGCTCGTCCAATGCCTCTCCAATATATTTAGGAGCAATCACGTTCTGAATTTCCTCTATAACATCGTCCACCATATTCATGCCAGGGAAGCCGGGATGCTTCCACGCTTCACCTGTTCCTGTTACCCAAGAGCTTGGGCTGGTGAAGATGATTTGCCTATTCATGTTCATTGGGACAATTTGTCCTCGTTTGACATTCATAGTGTAGCTCCCGGTTCCTTGCTCTACGGCCCAGGGTAGGAAGCCTCCGTCCAACACAATGGAGATGGTTCCCACAGAGGAAGCGCCTGTGGTCTTGATCGCGTTCTGATACTGCTCTCTGGTGGTCTTCAGTCTCTGACCCGCTAGGGTGCGCCAGAAATCCTCCGCTTCCCAGGCAATCTTGTGAAGCACCATATCCATAGCGTCGTCGAACTCCCCTACGTTGAACAACGTATCAGGGATGTGAATCTTGACTATTTCATACTCAGCCATTAGATCTTGGTCCTAGTGGTGAAGTCTGCCTCTTTCTGAGCCCTGTAAGCTGGGCTGTCCATTGGACTGTCTGTGGTGAACGTGACGTGCTTCTTGCGAATCATCACACGCTGACCGAGGCTTCGTCCTCTATCAATCCTTTGGAAAGGAGAGGAGTAGGCTACCCACTCAAGGTAGGCAGTGAACTTGACGGTGAACAAGGTTCCAAGGTCTGGTTGGTTTCCAACCCACTGAATCTTCTTGGACTCGAACACGAAGTCCGAACCCTGGGTGTAAACCACGCCGTTGCTGTCCTCGCACCAGATGGAGCAGGCTGGGCGGTACCAGAGGCGGTCCTCGTTGGTTTCCAGGTCGGTGACGTACTGAACGTTGTCCTCGAAGGTGTGGCCTCCACGACGGATGACCTGTCCCTCATTTACTGGCATAGCTGTGCAGAATGTGATCTTGTCAAAGTCTGTGAGGAAGCCAGCTCGTAGGGAGGGGGAGAATGTGGCATCGCCAGGAACGGCGTAACCCATCTCGTATAGCTGTCGGTTCCTGCCTGGGTCAAGGGAGGTCATAAGGCCTCTGACCTTGCGGGCATTGCGGTAAAGGAAGCCGTCACCCATACACTGTGGGCAGGCTAGGCTTCTCTGGTTGGCTGGTCGGCCCTCTCGGGAGATGAGTGCAGAGTGCAGGTCACCATTACGGCAGGTGCAAGCAACTGCTGTCTCTAGGATAACCTCGTCCCCGCGAGCCTCAATCAGCTCTTCCAGTCGGGCGAAGTCAAAGTCTACGCCTAAGATACTCATTACACAACAACCATTGTAACACCACGGTACTTAGCTCTAAGCTCTCTGCCATGGTCTGAAATCCACTCTTTATATGAGTTGATTGTTCCTGTGAACATTCCGTATGTAGCGGAGTTCAGGTAGCTAACACTCTCGGAGACACCGTCTCGTGAGAGGCTAACAGAACCCAAGCCAGGACGCAGCGCCTGACCGGCCATTACGAGGGCATCAACAGCAGCCTTTTTTGCGATAAGCTCCTGAATATCGCAGCTTGCTTCACGCAAGCCGACTATGGCATTGAAATGCCAGAAGTTCGGAAGCTCGGCTGCACCTCTAATAGCATTCACCCAGAGAAGCCCGATAAAGTCGAAAGCAATCTCTTGGTTAAATGGGACCAACTGGATCATGCCACCCTGTTCAGAGTGCTCGATCCATTCTAGGTCAATGTCGATAACACGAGTGTTAGCGATTGCACCAAACAGGCTGTCTACACGGAGAAGCTGCGGGTACGGTGTTTGGATTTGAACCCACTTACCCTGGCTTCGTGGAACGAAGTAGGTCAAGGGGCTCACGATGTAATCGAAGTCCGTATCTGTGAAGATAGGGGCCGGGGCATTGATGCCCGCAGAGTACTGGATTGTGGTAGGATCTCTGTCCGTCACCACGTTGGTTGGCTCTACATAGGTGGCAAGGAAGTCCTTTTCCACCCAGGAAACAGCCTGGCAAATGTAGCGCTTGATGGAGTCATCGTCCATCTTCTTCTTGTCAATGAGGATGGCCTCAGTGACGCTTGCGGAAGGAGTTAGTAGTGCGCTCTTTACGCGCACGCAAATGTATTCGCGACCGTCACCGATAGCGAGCACTCCGCCTGCGCCTGCGCAGTCGTTGCCGCCTCCTCCACCGTTGCCGGATAGAAGGATGTAGACGCCAGCCTGAGAGATGCTGACTAGGGGGCCTGCATTCCAGTTGAGCTGACGTATGACAGTGGTGGCTCCACCAGAGAACTGGAAGGGGCCTTCAGCGGCGACTATTTCGTCTGCGCCTGTGCCTGAAGCTACGGCGCTAAAATCATCAAGAGCACCAATAGCAGCTGCTATGAGAGTAGCGGTATTGGCACCAACGTCGAGTACTCCGCCTGTGGCGGCTAGGGTTACTTGAAGCTCGTTACTAACTACAGCAGCGGAAAGTGACTGAGTTCCGGCTGTCGTAATAACAGACACCGTATAGGCGTTTCCGTCAGATCCGGCGAGGTCCCCTTCTGCTGTGATGGTGACCACTCCATCAGCGCCGGTTCCAATAGAGGCGGTAGCGTTTGCTGTATCATCCTCATTATAGACGTAACCCAAATTGCCCACACCAAGGGGATGTGTCTTGGATAGCTCCTCAATGGTTACGCCGGTAATCTCTTGGGGCTGAAACTTTGGCTCTCTAATCTCTGTTGCGGATAGATCTAGGCCGAACAGGAAGTCACTCTTCAGGCGCTCTACAGTGACGATGCTGATGTCAAAATCGTCGGTAGTGGCCGTAATGGTGTCGTCTGTTACGCTGGTAGCCTGGATGAAGTACTGGCCATGGCGGATAAGACTGATAAGGTCCTGGTCCACGATGTCCGGTAGGAAGAACTCAACGACCGTCATCTGTGGATCAGCGGTGTTGGTGAAGGTAGCTGTGGAGGTAGCCACAACAGCATCTCTGGATCTACGGGCCTTTACAAGGTCCACGAAAACCTGCTCTGCTGTATAGGGAGCGCCCCCAGAAATAGCCAGAGTTACCGTGATGGTGTCTCTGCCTGTTTCATACCGGGAGTATTCCTCCGCGTCTACGGAGACTTCAATTGCTGTCGGAGTAGCCATCTAAGCTCCTAGGGAATGTCGAAAACGTTTTGTGAGGTCGTGGGCACTTCTAATGTGCGGCGGTAGTTGGACGAAGGGATGAAGAAATCAACCTGCGAACCAGTCACCAAGGAGATCTGAAAGAACCCAGATGCGTCAGTGTTAGTTGTAACTAAGGAGGTGCCCTGCACGTAGCCCTCTGTTACAGAGTAGCCCACGGATGGGGTAGCTAGAACTTTGGCGGAAACAGCGGCTCCTGCTAGTGGTGCTCCCTGAGCGTCTACTATGTAGCCGAACAACAGGGTAGTTCCAATGTTCAGAGTGGCCGTAGGGGCTGGGGCAGCCACAGCAATAAAAGCCGGGGTGAGGGAGGTCTTGGTGGTGGCGGAGGATACCCTTACATACATATTTCCTAGGGTATCTGTATCAGTAGCCGAAACAGAGACGCTGTACCAACCGCTCCCAATCTCATTGAATAAGTCAACACCACCAGTGAAAGCCGTAGGACCCTCATCAAGTGTGAGAGAGTCAGCTCCGGTTCCGGTCTCAGAGGCTGTGAAGTCGTCAAGCGCGTCGATAGCAGTAGCTACTAGAGCAGCCGTGTTAGACCCTGTGTCAAGGACACCAGCGGCGACTGCAAGGGTAACTGTAAGAACACCCCCTACTGCAACAGCAGAAAGGGCTCCGTTGGTTGGGGAGGGATCTACTACCTGAACTGTGGCAGCGTTGCCTGCTGCTCCTGTTAGCAACCCGTCTGCTGTGATGTCTACAGCTCCATTAGCACCAGTGCCTATAGTGGCAGCGGCGTTAGCTGTGGTCAGGGGGCTCTTGTTGACAAAAGAGCCACCAGCCTTCTGCAGGTCTACGGTAACATCAGAATAGACTAGACCTGTGGCAGCGCCACCAGCGGTCAACTCAAGGTATACCGCGACGGTTGACGGCGTGCTCTGTAAGAGTATTACACACGACATAATTTAAAACTCTCTATAGGAGTGGAAATTGATACTAGCTCATTGTAGCATCAAGGGGCTTAAAATACAATACCCCCCTGCCCTTTAGAAGGGGGAGGAGGGTATGGTATTATTTTCTTATGTCTACGACTTAGTAGTCAGTACCCAATTCCTCAGTCTCCAGATTACGGGGACGGCGAGGATGGGTTGGGGTTGGACGAACACCGTTAAGTTCACGACCTGTATCAGCGGCGTCTACACCGGCTGTGATAGCTGTCTGAAGGGTACTGAAATCAGTGGTTGCCTCCATAATAGCTAGTAGGTTGTTAAACTGGCGGCGAAGCTCATCGAACTCCTGGCTGTTCTGGTCGCTTACGACTTTTCTTGCTCTTGCCATGATTATATTCCTTACTCAACGTCCTTCTTAGGGGCTGCCTTCTTAGGGGCTGCCTTCTTGAAGAAGCTGGGTTTGTCTTCTTTAGGTTTATCGCTCTTAGGCTTCGAAACCTTGACCTCAGCCTTCTTCTCTTCCTTCTTCTCTTCCTTCTTAGGGGCTGGAGCAGGGGCTGGAGCTGGGGCTGGAGCGGCCTTCTTAGGGGCCTCTTCGACTACCGCGATCCTGTTAGGGCGTACACGGGAGTAGGCTTTGATCTGAGGGACATCGCTTGCAAAACATTCAGCGACACCATTCTCATCGAAGTTAAGAACTAATGAATCACCCACGACAAGAACTTTGCCGCGAATGCTATTACTCTTTACTTTCACTCTCTTCATCAGTATCTCCTGATTCGTTTGTGGATGTTCCGGTTTCATGGAGTTAGCGAACACGGTAGATCTAATCTCTCCTGCTCTTTTACCCTTGGCTTTGGATATCTTCTTATCCTCACCCAGTCCAGAAAGGTCAAAGTTTACCTTGACACCTTCTGGGTTTGTATCTCCATCTTCGTCCGAAGCCTTATTAGCTTCTTCTCGGGATCGAAATAGGCAAGAGCCACAAGAGTTAACTTCCTCATTATTTGAAGGAAGTTCTTTATCACACCATTGACACTTAGCCATAAAACAAGGGGCAGGGGCTAGAATGATTCCTAGCCCCTACCTATCCTTTAACGAACTTCGAGACGACCGATGTTGATCATGCGAATCCACTTCTTAGGAGCGAAGAGGATTGGAGTACCGTACAGAAGAATCATCCAACGGTAAGCTGGGGAGAGAACTGCAAGGTCCATCTTCATCATAGGCATGAGCTGACGGAATGTAAGAACCGATGGTGTAAGCTCACCCAAGTACGCCGTAGACGTGAATGGTAGGGTAAGGTTTTCATCGTTCCAGACTGTGGTACCTGAGGCTGCCTGGGAGGCAACTGGAACCTGAGCGACAAGGGCGTAAGCCGAAAGATCCGTAGGAACGCCAGCTGCAAGAGTTGCAGACGAGCGGTAGATGCGAAGGTATTCAGCTGGGAAGGCACCAACAGAAGGTGCGTTATCAACAGAGACAGGAAGGTAAGTTCCGGCGTCCTTGTTAACCTGAGTCTGTGCCTCAACCGCAGCCTGAACTGGGGAAGGAGCGGACTCACCGAAACGGTTACAAGCCGTTGCGACGTAGTTCACGTTGGAGGTACCGGTTGGGGCACCCTTGTTGTGGTCACCAGATGTGCCAGTTGGCGTAATCGCAGCGATGATCGCTGGAGCCGCTGGAGCATTTGGAGACGTTGCAGCTGCAGGTGGGGTCGAGGTCTGACGAATGAATACGTCAGGGTTGAACTCGATTACGCCAGCCTGGGTGCTGATTGTCTGGATGGACTGACCAACCTGACCATTTTGTGGTGCAGGTAGGGAGACGCGCTCACGAGGGTAGAACGTCTTTACAAGGTCGGACATCGTGCGAGTACCGAGGAACATGTCGGTTGGGAAACCGTAGTTCTCGATGATCTCGTTTGCTGCCTCTTCCATGTCTGCTTCCTGGATGGAGTTACCTTCCAAGTCGAGAACGGACGATGCATCAATCAAGGAGTCAAGGCCATCCCACTGCTCTGCTTCACCATCGAAGGAGAGAGAGGAGTCACCAGCGAACAAGTTACGTTCAACTTGTTCGAGCAACCAAAGGATGCCCGACTGGTTCTCAAGAGCGATCAAGTCGCCATGAGCTGGATGGACAAGGGACGCCTGATGCGTGACCTCGCGGGTGGTACCAAGGAACTTAACAAGCTGAACACGACGTGCGTACGAAGTGTCGGTAGCCTGTGGAAGCTCACCTTCCTGAACGAAAGGATTCTGGTTTCCACCGTAGTTAATTAGTTGGTTGTATTCCTCAACGGTCGAGTAAGCTGGGCTCTTGGGGATCTTCTTCCATAGTTTAATATGGGAGGAGGTGTAGGTAAGCACCTTAAGTGATGCTTCAAGGGACTCGACACGAAGTGCGGAACCACCTGTTTTACCTGCGCCGGTCTGGTAACCAGCTTCAAGTGCTTTGCTCAGCTCAGCGATATCCTGATCGGTTCCTGCACCGAAACCAGACATACCTGACGTTGAGTTCTGAAAGGACGAAAGACCAATAGTCATTTTATATTCTCCTAATAGATTCTATTAGCGACTACCGGTACGGTATGCGCGGATTTTAGCGTCCAAGTCCGATGCGAGGACATTTGTGGACTCAAACTTAACGACCTCAGTTGCACTGAGATCTCCCGACTGAACCATTTCAGTCATGGTGCCTAGAACCTGGCTCTTCGAAAGCTGCTCACCCTCAGGTGCTGCTGCTCCGCCTGCGCCAAAGCTCTTCTCAACGGCCGTTGCGGACTTAGGAGCGCGCGCTGGCGTGCTCTCAAGCTGCTCGATGCGCTGAGACTGGAGGGTAAGAACCTCTGCAAGACCTACGATTGACTTCGCAAGCTCTGCATTGTATCCGTTTTGCTCCGCGTGTGCGCCTTCGAGGGACTTCGTAAGACGAGCCTCAACACCCGAAAGTGCATCGCTGTTTACGTTGGCCCAGCCAGCTAGGAAGGACGAAACCTCAAGACCCTTGGAAACGTCTTCGTTCTCAAGAAGGCTCTTGGCGAAAGGATTCTTTTTGTCGTCCTTGTCGTCATCCTTGTCGTCGTCCTTGTCATCACAGTCAGCTGCCTTAGAGACGCTCTTCTTGCCAGTACCGGAGAAGTTGTCGAACATACCCTTCTCGATTACTGCGGAAAGAACGGCCTTCTCTACTGCATCAAGGGTTTCCCCTGCTGCTGCCTTGGCTAGTACGGACTTGACCATTTCTGCGGAACCGGAATAGTCCGTTCCGTTCTCGTCAATACCGTCTGTTGCTCCATCCTCAGGTGACGTACGCTGTCCTGTTCCGGCCCATGTTCCTGGGTCAGAGTTGGTTGGCGTATGGAATACCTGAGTTGATCCACCATCGGAACCAGCGCCTGCGCCAGCATCTCGCATCGACTCTACATCAGTCGTTGCGGTGCCGCGTGAGCTGTGGCCCTTTGCGAGATCCTGGAGCGTTTCAAGTGCCTTTGAGACACTCTCTTCTGCTACAGTTTTTTCACTCATTTGATTGCTCCTTAAAAAAGCTCAAACACTACATTTGCGACAGCCACTGCAGCTTCCTCTGTTAGTCCTTCGGACTTCTGGAGGTGATCTACAGTCTCGTCGTAGGTTAATGCCTTGCTAGTGCGATCCTTTTTGACGCCACCTTCAAGACTCTCTGGTACAAGCGGTGATCCACCGCCTGCGGTTAATGCCTTCTCTTCATCCTCTTCTGCTTCATCAGCAACGTCAGATTTAGTTAGTGCCCATTTATCTGCAGACAAGGATTTTGCAATCTCTGCCCACGTAGTTGTATTTACTGGTGCGGGGGTTAGTGCGATGTCTTGAATCCAACATTCGGCAATCTCTTTGCCCGCACGCCTCTTTACCTTGCCCTGAATAGAGAAACCAACCTGACGGGTGGAACCAGACTCGTTGAGAGCGTGCATTAGCTCCCAGTACTCGTCTGCCTTCTTGTGGCTATTGAAGAGAAAACCCTTCACCCACATACCGTTCTTGGTGATTTTGCATTCAGTAGGTTGCCCGACCTTGTGTTCAGGTCCGGTCTTGTGATCATCGTTGAAGTACCCGTGCTTCAGGAAGTATGAGAAGTCAATGCCGTGTTGCTTGACAATTTCACCCTGTAAGTCGCGGGAGTCAGTGGAAGCGATTCCCTGAATCCAACGCTTGGTGTCTTTGCCTTTTCCAGACTTCTTTACTTCAAGAGCGGTCGCGGGCATGAAGAATGTGAATGTGTCTTCGTCAGTCCAGCCATGTTGCATATTGAGTATTACCTTGTAGTCTAAAATAAAAAGGGAGCACTAGACACGTTTTATAGGTGTCAAGTAACTCCCTTTGTGGAGAAGGCTATTCTGTACAGAAGCCCTCTATAAGGTGGAGACCTCAAGCTTCACTACTAAGTATATAACATCCTATCGTACTGTCAACTAAAAAGATTACTTTTTGTCGAAAGACCGTAGATAAAGGGAAGGTGAACGTTCTTGAGCGAGGGACTTCACCATGTCAACGTCCAGCTTTACAGGGATAGGAATCTCGTCCCCACATCCTTTGCAGACGGCGCGTGCTCCCTTTTCCTCAGAGATGAGGAGAATCTTGGTCCTCATCTTGATCTCGCCATCAATGCTCTTGATGACCATCTCGTGGCACTTGGAACAGGCTAGGAATACTGTATTACTCATTAAACCACCACCCGATAGGTTCCGTCTTCCTCTATGACTATTGCTTTGTCTAGGTTCTCTAGGTCTGCGTAGGTCCCGCCAACATCACCGAAGTTGGGCGAAGCCTCAGCTTCAAGCACCCTAGGGGCCTGCGGTGGGGCGTTCTCTACTACATACTGCGCGAGGTCTGGAGTAATACCGAAGTACTTGGCTCCGAAGCTATGAACCACGCTGGCGAACATATTACCGCCCTTGGTCAGGTCAAAGCTGGTGAAGGGGATATCATACACAGAAACGTTTACTGGGCAGCCCTCTCTATCGTAGAAGTCGATGGAGTTGGTCGTAACCACCCCATACAGAGTCGTACCCTTGACTGACTCTACGGGGACCGTTGAGCTAGGCACAGGGAAGTGGGACTTGACTAGCGAGTAGGTTGTGTCCTCGAAGGCCTCGCCCATGTACTGGTAAGCGATGTGCTTGACCATTTCTGGAATCTCAGGAACTTCGGAGGTCTCTTCCTCTGGCTCTGCTGTGTAGGAGATTTCTGCTTCCATAGCAGTGTGGGCTTCTTGAGCCTCGTTCATCTTCTCCATCAGCTCAGGATTGGCTGCAGCGAAGAAGGAGTCCTTGACCATGGCCCAGGAGTATGAGTGGTCGTTGTGGTTGCCGTAGACCAATCCCTCAGATGGAATGGCTGTGTAGTTTCCTATGCCCGAATCGACGGTGATGCTCTCGGCCTTCTTGGCTCTGGCAACTTTGACCATCTCACGAACGTCAGCTACGGATGGATGGGGCTGTCCTTCGATTTGATCCCCCTCGTCGTCCATTTCAAGCTCTGCGCGTTCCCAAAGCTCTGGTCGGGAAGGGTGGCCCTTGGTGCTGTGGAGAATGAGCGCATCCTCCTCATTGAGGTTAGGATCCATTACCATCCAGTGGTAGGGGGCAAAGTGGAAGGCAGGGTTGCCATATCCCAGAAGGAAATGGAGGTTGCCCTCAATAGACCCTAGGGTCTTCTTCTTGCCCTCGTGGCCAGGGTAGCTGGTGGTGAAGGTCAGGTCGGCTGCCTTCTTGCCCTTTAGCTGCTCTGCCATGTGGGAAAGGCGCTTCCAGTTCTCTAGGCCAAGGGGCTTCCTTGCTTTCGTGATAGGCTCCCAGGAGTCAAATAGATCTAGTTCCATTACTCTGCCACCTTTTCTTGGTCAGTGTCAACTGCCCCAGCTTCCTGGTCGGCGTTTTCTGATTCCACTATGTTGCCGTCTGCATCCGTACCGGAGCTGTCTTCGCCTTCTTCTTCTGCGGCGGCTTCTTCATTAGAGGCTGCTACAGCGGCGTCAACCTCTGCCTGCTCCTCTGGAGATATGTCGTGCATAGGCTGGGCGTGGAGCCAGGTGGAGAACTCAATCTCATCGTCCCGGCGACCTACAAGGTCGGAGAACACGGTGAGAGCAGTATAGTCGTCTGCGTCGATTCTCGGCACAATACTCTTCTGGACGGTAGTGCCGTAGTTTTCAAGCAGTAAGTCTCTGAGCTTGGGGTCTACCAGATACTGCAAATCCTTCTGGGTCCCAAACACTCTCTTCAACTCACTAAGAGTTTCTCCGTCTACTTCATCAGGATCGAAGTCCTCAAAGGCTAGGCGGTTGATGATGCGCGAGTAGATGTGGCTGGCGTGCCAGGAGAGGAGGTAGGCTGGAGATACCCTGAGGTATTTGAAGATGGAAGCTAGATGCTTTACGCCAAGCTTTCCTTCTCCCTGCATAGAGATAATGCTAAACAGAGGAGCTGCAGGGTCTCTAGGGCCTTGCAGGCTTGTCAAGAAGTCAAGCAGGTCTGGGTCACAAAGGAACTTGCGTCCTAGTAGCTTCACAGTCTTGTCGATGAAAGACAGGTCGGAGACTGTGGCTTCCGCCAGCTCCTCAAGCTCATAAAGGCCCTGATCCATAAGCAGAAGCATGGCCCCTATGACCCTATCCTTGGGGTGTTCGGATGTGAACTTTTCTCTCGCGAAGTTACGAAGCTTTGGAATATTGGCGTCTGTGACGCGAAGCTGGTACTGAACCCACAGGTCTAGGTTCTCTCGAACGTCAGAGTCCAAGTAGATGTAGCGGCGATCAACGTCGCGCTCGTACATCTCATACCAAATGTTTCTGGGGTCTAGGGAGTTGTAGTCTGGGTTCTCTTCAGGCATCATATCTGGGGGAACTGCCTGGCTGCGCTTTTGGCCATCTGCGGTAAAGAACTGAGGGTTCTCTGCTGGCATGGGCTGGTCCTTAGCCATTAGCGGAATGCCAAGAGTTGGGTCGTAGTCTGGGGTGCCTTCCGGCGCGTTAGAGTACTTCCAGTAGTTGTGGAAGTTGTCAATGTACCAGTAATCGTATAGACCAAACTCACCAGACTTGAACACGTAGGAGTGATCTGGATCCACCATGTCAGGCATCATGCCCTTGCTTAGGTCCCTAGGAGTGCCTAGGCCTGTTCCGTAGTCATCCATATCTTTCTTAGCCTCTGACTGCTCAACAGGAGGTCCCGATTGCACAAGTATGTGATCCATCATCAACTCGTGAATATGCTTATCACCAACAGTGATAGGAGGACCAGATAGGTTGCCTCTTACCTCGTGCCGGTGGTCTGCACCTTCTGTTACGGACGAAACGATCTGAGGACCCTGTCTAAGAGTCCAGCGATGCGCGTGTCCTTTATGTCCCCGTGTCGAAACAGTCATTATTCACCGTGTAGTAGTTTAGGTTTGTTGCTGGGTCGTGTTCTTTGGTGAGAACACCTAATTCTTCGAGGCGATTGACCATTGCCGAATGTACGCCTTTTTGCATGAGCTGTAGTTTGGTTTTGGGACCAAGCTGCTGTAGGTTCTTTAGAACCAGTAAATCCATAGTATTGAATTGTCGTTCGTTTAGACTCATTCTACCATCTTAGAAACAACAGCGATAGCCACAGGGATCAAACCGCCTAGCAAACCCCATAGGCCTGCCTTAACTTTGAGCATACCGATCTCAACCTTAACGGTCGTAAGCTCTGCACCAAACTCCGCTAGGGTGTCGGTGTGGGCTTTCAATTCGTAAAGGACCAAACGCTGATACTCTTGCCAACCATTTCCTCCTGTAAGGTCTGCTTTGTTGGCCATTACTTTATCTCTCTAAAAACAGCATATACATAGCCCTCTTCATCAGCAGGGCAGGACGAAACAGAAAGTAGCTTCTTCTCTCCACTCTTACATCGGTACTCAGCTAGAACCCCGCAGCATTGCTGGTCTAGCTTGTCGGCTTGATCCTTCGATGTGGTTACCAAGAAATCTCTCCACGGACGGCTTATAAGCTCATCCTGTGTGTAGCCTAATGTTTCACTCATAGCCGGGTTGGCATAAACGAAGTGGGAATCTTCCTCATCTATATCCTTCACTACCACCATCCCGTCTATTGTCTTTTCTGCGAATACTTCTAGTTGGGAGAACGCGGTAAGGCTGTTCTCAATCAACTTCTCCAGGTTGTGGAGGGCCACTGTCCTCTTCCTAACAAGACAAGTAGCGCTATCCAGATTGTGTTCCATCATCTTTACCTTGTGGAGTGACCAGAGCCAGGCTACTATGGCTCCTGCAGCAGAGCATGTGAGTGTAATCTCAAATAGATGCATCTTCATCCTCTCCTAGATAGTCTAAGAGATAGCCTTTAATCTCGGCTCTTAGGAGGTCGGGGTCTGCTTGATCTACAGTATACCCAGGCCAAATCTTCTCTACCATCTCAACAACGATATCTGGATCCATGATTGGAAGAAGCTCAAGCAACTTCTCGATGCCTTCCTCAGTCTCCAGGTCGAAGTCATAGAGCGACTTGATGAGTTCTTCTACATCAATGCTCTTTGACAGAACTAATGACATAATAGCAGAAGTGTTATCCTCATCAAAGGCAATAGTGAAATCTGCGATAGATTGAGGGGTTTCATCCGCTGGGTTTGCAGACTTTACGAAGGAGCCCACAGGCCTCCCTGCTTCTTCAATAGTAGGGTAGCGATGGACAAAAGTATTACCATGCTGGAGAGAACCATCCCCGCCCTGGCGTGAGCAGCCATCTCCTCCTCCATATATACATTTACGTAGCATTATAGTTTCCTTGCTGTCAGGTAGCTTCTGAATCTACCGGGGAGTTCATTCAAGAACTCTACCCCATCATCTATTGTAAGACCCTTAACTTCAAGGTCTCGTAATCTTCCAAGCAATATGTGTGAATCTGAGTCCACTTTCTTGCCATTCCACCAAACGGTTCCCACGACTTCCTCATTCTTGCCGTAAGCAATGAACTCAATCTCGTTCTCTTTTGTCTCTTCTTCAGCCATTTATTAGTCCCTTTCCGTGGTCGCACCATCAGCGTTATTGCCCTCACTCTGCCACGCCTTAAAGCCTTCAGGTGCGCCGTGGCGCTTCTCTTTCTCTATCTCCGCTGGTGACCTAACCCTCTTGCCGG